GCACAGGTGCTTCCCAGCAAGAAGTTTGCAGACACAATCTTCATGGCCATCTTAGACAACCGCGACATGACGGTGGCAGATCTGGATGCTCTGTCCAACAGCATCTCGCGGCTGGCTTGGAACAGGGGGCGCAGATGAGAGACTTCTGGGACAACGCCGTGCCGCTGGCAATCACCGCCGTTGCGGGGCTATTTTTCTACGGCATGGGGCAAATTATTTTCGCTGACTTGGAGCGCGGTCAGGTGCGCTACGAACAGTGCATCGCCGCCGACAAGCAGTGGGTGCAGGGGAGTTGCGTGAAATGACCGGGCTTCACCCAGACTACGGCCTGACCGACCAGCTTCGTGTCGAGGCCCTGCGCTCTGCCGCGCGCTTCGGAGTAAAGAAAGCTGCGGCTCTTTATAGCGTGTCTCCAGCCAGCTTGTACAAGTGGCGCAAGGTGCCAGCGTTGATGAAGCAGATGAGAGAGGTGGACGATGAGTGACAAAACATGCTGTGGCGCTTGTGGCTATCCAGTGCATGCGACCAAAGAGATGGCCTGCGATTGGTGCCGCCAAGCCGCCGACCGCATCGAAGCCCTGACGGCCAAGCTGACCGAAGCTATCAAATTGGCAGAACTTATTCGTAGGTATGCTGGTATGGGAATGAACCCCAGCACAGACCTTCAGCACATGGCAAGTGATCTGTTGGCAATCCTGAAAGGAGACACCCCATGACTGACGCAAAGCTGACGCAGGCAATCGTCGAGTTGCAAGAGGTTGTAAGGTGTCACTGCGACGAAGCCTTCAGGGACCGGGGACTTCAAGACCCTCAATGCCAGTGTGACAGCGCCGAAGCCGTGAAAGTTGTGGCCAACCGCATCAAAGATTTGACGGCCAAGCTGGCGAAGGCGGTGGAGGCTTTGGAGGACATCGTGAAAGACTGCGAAGCCGACTACCCGCCGTCGCATGTGGCAATCAAATACTTTGCCATAGGCGCCCTCGCAGAGATCAAAGGAGAGAGCCAAGATGGACAACATCGTAAACCTTGACGACCACCGCCCGCACCAAGCGACCTATGTGGCTTGCCTAGTGTGCGGTCATGACTGGGTGGCGGTGGCCCCGGCTGACACGCTGCACTTCCAATGCCCATCCTGCCAGAAGATGGGCGGCATTGCGGTCGAGCCTGACAGCCCCGAGTTTCTCAACTCATACTTTAAGGGTGTGAGGGGAAAGAAAGAAAACATGCGGCGCACGATGGTCGTGCTGAACGCTAAGCGCATGATGGACGAAAGGAGAGAGCCATGACTGACATCCGCATCTTCAAGGGAGATGGCGAGCGGGCCGAGGACGTGACCGGGGAACTGGGAGACCGCATCAAAGCGCTGGTCGATGAGTATAGCGGACGAATGACCCTCTCCGCCGCCATTGGGGTTCTGCATCTTGTGGCATACGACATCATCAGGGACCATGACTGATGACCCGATCCGCCAGCGATAGCCCAGCGGCCCGCGCTCTCAGAGACGCAGGTTACGTCAAGTTGCCGGGTTGGTGGGTTACTCAAGAGCAGTTCGAACTGATCGAATACATGGCGGCAGGCAACCTGCCAGAAATTTCAACTATCAAAAGGAGAGCCAACGATGGGTGGCCGGAGACTGATAACACGTGACATGATGCAAGCCGCGCTGATCTTTCGGTGGTCGGCGAGCCAAGCCTCGAAGCACTACGGATTTTCGCGGAACTCGATTGCGGCCGCCTGCGAGCGGTTCGGGATCGTCCTGCCGACGACGACCTTCGGGAAGCCCATCACGGCACCCAAGGAGCCGAATGACGACGAAATGTACGGTGACGACGCGCCGAAGGTTAAGTTCTCGGCCAGCAAGGCGGCCATTGAGCGGGCGCTGGCGAGCAGGGGCAGGGCATGAGATCCAGCTTCGAGATTATACCCTTGCGGGCCGCAGAGTGACCCGCTAATTTGAGTTGCGAGGGGCGCACACAAACAAGAAACCGTCACGGGTTGCTTTGTGTTGGTCGAAGATCAGACTGCGCTACGGCTTATCCAAACCATAGCGCCCCTCGCTATTATTCCCCACGCAGTGCAGCCAAAGCCGCGATGTGCGCGTCGATCTTCGTGATCGCCGACGCCTTGATGATCGTCTTGGTGATCTCGTTGGGCTGCAGGAGAATGTTGTTCTCCGGCTTGTAGTAGCGATGGTTGGGGGTGTTCGCCTCGTCGGCCATGTCAGAACCCTTTCACGCGGAATTTGGCGAAGTCGCCGTCTGCCAGTTTCTTTCGGACGTACTGCGCGAAGCCCTGCGTGCCGACGGCCTCGCCGCACTCCATAGCCCACTGCTCCGCGATGACCAACGGGATCCGCCCGGCAAGCCGGAACTTGGCGTCACCGTGTGCGCTTGGAGCGTACGATGCAATCTCATGGTTTTCGTCGAGCAGGGCTTGCACGTTCTGGTGCCGCCGGATGATGAGCTTGCCATCCTCCTCAATCATCCGCTCGTTGACGTCATACAGCTTCACAGCGCGGTCTCCCCACGGCGGCGGCGGGTAGGCGCCGGAGCAGCGGCTGGTGCGCTCTCTACGGCCTCTGCGAAGCCCTGCGCGATCATGGCGGCCGCCTTCTCGTCCGAGACGTCGATCTCGGCACCCTTGTGGCGCTCCGGCTGCGGCAGGCGGTCTGTGGTGATGCGAATTTTCATGGTGTCCCCTCGGAGTAGGTGGGCACCCCCGAAGGGATGCCCGGTTCTTGCAGCGGCGATTAGAGAGCGCCGTTGATGTCGGCGATGATGCCGTGCGCCTTCTCGCTGTCCACCTGCAGGCCGTATTCCACGGCGATCAGGCGGCGGTCCGAGTGGCCAGTCTTGGCCAGCGGGGTCTGCGAGACGTTGTTCAGGAAAGCCACGCGAGCGTAGTTCGGGTCCAGAACGAACACGTCACGGCCAGCGACGGTCTCGGAGTTCGCGGTGCGGGTCTCCAAGAAGCGCGACGGGACGATCTGCAGGGTGCCGAAGTCCGAGACATAGATGTCGATGGCAGCAACCAGCGACTTCTTGTTGGTCATGTCTTGGTACTTGGTGGCCGAGCCAGTGAAGGTCGAAGAGATCTTCTGCTTCACAGCCGAGCCGCACAGAACGATGGACGGCTCTGCGCCCGAGTCCCAGCACTTGGCGATGACCGACTTCAGCATGTCTTCCGTCAAAGCGCGAACCGAGCCGTCGGTGGCGGCGGCATTCGGGTAGCCAGCGGTCGTGCCCGACAGGGTCGGGTTCGCGCCGTCAACGGTGCCAGTCGAGCGGTCCACGTTGGTACGCAGGAAGGCAGGCAGACCAGCGGTGATGCGGGCCTCGTCAGCACCGCCAGCGTCGGCAGCGATGTTCGAGAGCAGCATGACTTCCATGTCGCGCTTCAGTTCCTTCAGCTTGAAGGCGACCTGCTTTGCGAGGGTCTGGATGTCGCCAGCGCCGTTGACAGCCTGAGCGGTCGTCGAAACTTCCACGACTTTGTCAGAAATCTGGGTGTAGTTGCCCAGACGCTTGCCATTGGTCGGCGCGTCGTTGCCCGGAGCCGCTTCGGCTTCCTTTACACGGTTCGCGGCGGGCGAGGCCAGATCGACTTCGGTCCACTCGAAATAGGTGTTCGAGGCGCTCTTGCGGCCGATGGCCGACTGGAACGGCACTTCCATCGGGGAGATGGAGATAAATGCGTCCTGCAGATCTTCGCGGATCGTGGTGACGTCGTAGGTCTTTTCGCTATTTGCGGTAACAGCCATTGGCTTGTTCCTTCGATTGGGGTTTTACATCAGGAGGAAGCGTGCGACATCGTCCACGCTCCCGGTGCGCTTCATCTGAGCTTTGGCCTTCTCGCCCTTCATTCGCTTGCTCGCCTGCGGTGCAGCCTTGACGCCGGGCTTGATGACCGGGGTCTTGGGTGCCTGCGAGGGTTGCTTGTCAGTGGCCTTGCCCGCCATGATGCGCCTGTACTGGGCGGCATCGTGCAGGACGCGAAGCATGCGGTGGTCGGCGACCCCGCGCAGTTCGTCGAGTTCAAAGCCGTAGACCTCTTGCCCAGCCTTCAGGAGATCCTGTTTCACCTTGGCCGCCGTTTCGGGCTTGGCGAAGGCCGGGATAACCTGAGACAGCCGCTGATGCTCTTCGGCAAGCATGGCCCGGTGGGCCTGCTCTTGCGCCTGAGCTTGGCGGGCCGACATCTCCTGCATGGCGTACTGGCCCTGCTGGTATGCCGCGACTTCCTTCTCGTACCTGTGACGGGCCTCGACGAAGCCGATGGGGTCTCTCGCAAGCAGTTCCTCGCTCGGAGGTTCTGGCGGTCGCATGGGCACTTGTCCCGTCTGCACCGCCTGCGCGAATTGGGCGACCTGCTGTCGCTCATTGTTCAGGGCTTCGTAAACGGCAGCGGCTTGTTGCTTGATCGCTGCAGCTTCCTTCATGCCCTTCTGGATGTAGGCTTGTCCCGCATAGCCCCGGAGTAGTTCGGTGAGGGGAACCTGCTGGTCGCGGCCGTCCACCTTCACGGTGAAAAGCTGCTCGGATGGTTCTTCCTCTTCGACGTCCGCGTCGCTTTCGTCTGCGCCTTCGTCCTCGTCGTCGGCGTAAGCCTCATCGGCTTCAGCCTCGTCAGCCTCGTTCTGGTCTTGCGCGTCGTCCTCGTCGGACTGCCCCAGATCCTCTGGCTGTTCATCTTCTTGCGGCGGCCCGTCAATCAGGCTGGCTGCCACGGCATCGATGCTTCCGCTGTCTGCAGTCGTGTTATCCACGGTGCTGCTTCCTCTTCTCTTCGCGTCTCTCAAGCAACTTTCCGTCAACGATGACGGAGTTCAGTTGGTCCTTGAGTAGCCGCAGCGCACGGACCATCCGATGCGCCTCCATGAGTTGTTCAGCATCGCACACCTGAGTGGTGAACATGCCGATCTGTGCATTTTCTAACACATCAAAGGCCTCTTTGAGAAGAGGGTCTTCCAAGAGGGCCTTCGCTCGGTTGGCGCGCTGCTGGACGTCCATCACATCGGCGCTCCGTTAGGCATGCCTTGCTGCGGCTGCATTGGCTGTTGCTGCGGCTGCATCATGGCCTGCGTCATCGCCTGCGTTGCCGCCTGCTCGGCCTTGATCTGAGCCGTGTCGATGGCCATGCCATACTTGGCCGAGATTTGCGCCATCGCAATCTCCAGATCCTGCAGCATGCGGTCGCGCTCGCGGTCGTCCTGCATCTGAGCCTTCATAAACTCAAGCTGCATGCGCTGCGCGTCGGATTGCAGCTTGGCATTTGCTTTGATCTGCTCTGCGGCCACCATAGCCTGAGCCGGATCGCTCTGCGGTGGTTGCTGTTCGCCGCCCGGAGGTGGCTGCTGGGGCTGCGCTGGCTGCATCGGCAGGAAGTAGCGGTCCACGTTGCTGATGCCGTTGATGGACAGCATGTCTGCCAGCGTGTTGCGGTACTGGGCGATGCCCGCGAGCGGGTTTGCCGGGCCGTATGCTTGGATGGCCTGCATCTGGATCTGCATGACCTGACCCAGCATGGCCGTCTTCTGCTCCTCGCGGCCAGTGCCGAGGCCGACGTTGATGGTCGCGTCCAGTTCGGTGTCCCACACGCGCGGATCCATCGGGACGTAGGTGCCGTTGATCCGCAGCATCTCGGCCTTAGTGCTGTGCTTCGCCATCAGCTTCAGGATCTGCTGGAACAGGCGGCGCATGCCCGTGTAGGCGAGGTTAGACACCATCACCTCTACCTGCCCCGCAGCGGCGCTCACAGTGGCCGTCACGGCCGCTCTGGTGGTCGATTGCATGGCGTCCGGGTCTAGGCCCATGCTGGCCCGCGTGACGCCCGTCTTCATCTCCACCATCTGGTCGATGTACTGCAGCGCGGGCAGGGTCTGGCCAGCGACGAAGGGGACGGTCAACTCGCGCAGCATGCCCGGCTGATTGACGCGTACGACGGCACCGATCTCGTTGTTCAGGAGGTCGTCCATCTCCACCTGACCCTTGACGGCCTCGGTGCGCGGGTTGTTGGTCAGCATCACGTTGTCGATAATGCCGCGCGTGATGGCTGTCGCCGTGTCCTGATCGCGCTCAATGATCTCGACGAGGCTGCGGCCGAAGTAGGTGTGCGGCTCGGGATCGACGTGCCACCCGGCGAAGGGGTGGTCATCCACAGGCTCATAGGACAGCAGGCGGTTTGCGGTGCCGCCCATCAGGAACTTGTGCAGGACGGGCATGCCAGTGCCGTCCACATCGACGCGCATGTACGCCTCGGTGACCATCACCTTCTTCATGGACGGGTCTTCGGCGTTCTCGTCCTCGTCGCGCTGGATCGGGTAGCGGCGGCGCTCTTCCTCTTCCTGATCGCGCATATCGACCGTGGAGCCGTTGTCCAGATCCATGACCTTGTCTTCGTCGATGCCCATCGCGATGACGTCGGCGGCACGCATTTCGGTGCGGTGGCCGATGATGTAGAACTCGTTGTCCCCGCGAGCGTTGCGGTCAACGAAGAAGTCTTCTGGCGGGATGGTGTCGATGCACAGCTTGCCCGCCGGATTGCGGCGGATGACGCGGACGTCGTAAAGCTGGGGCAGCTCGGCTGGCATCTGCGGGATCTGCGACGGGTCAACCTGCTGGCCAGCGGCCTGCGCCTGCTGTGCCATAGCCTGCGCCTGATCGACCTGCTCCTGCATCACGCGGATTGTCTCTTCGTCTGGCCGCTGCTCCACGCGCACGATCTCGGCCCCCGGAGAGGCTTCGATGGCCTGATACTGAGCCTCGTCCAGATCGGTGAAGTCGTAGACCTTCGGGCTGTCGTATTCGGCCCAGTAGGCCTTGGTGAAGCCCGTGATGCTCACCAGCGCGTCGTGGGTGACGTCGCGCAGGATCTGGTAGCCGTTGTTCTGGCGGAACTTGGCGGCGGCATAGATGCTCGCCTGCTCCATGCTGGCCACGTCTTCCGGGCCGCTCGGAATAAACTCGACGGGCCGCTCGGACGTCATAAACACGCGCTGGATCGACGGCTTGACCGCGCGCACAGTGTCCCGGCACTTGGTGGCCACGATGGTGCTGCGGCCCTCTTCCTCGCCGATATCGACCTCGCCGTTGAAGTACCGCTGCGACTTAATGCGGCGGTCGGCAATCTCGTCGGCGATGAAGGCGACGGCCTCGTCAATGGCCGTGCCGACGATGCTTTCGATCTGGTCTTCGTCGAGGGCAGTGAATGCGCCCTCGTCTTCTTCCTCGTCGTCCTCGACCTCAAAGTTTTCGAGGATCATTTCCATCTCGTCATCGGTCGCCAGTTCGACGTCGGGGCCGTATTTTTCGCGCTTTGCCATGTCTTATCCCTTACTCGCCGAGGAGGCCCATCATCCGATTGTACACCCCACCGACGACGGGCGGAATGGCGTTAATCTGCCTGCGGCCTTCTTCGGTGTTTGCCGCCGCAGCGCCAGCGCCAGCCGCCCCGGTCGTGAGCGGAGTTGCCCCCGCCGGAACCCGGCCGCTGGCGGCCATCGTTGCGAGAGCGCCGCCGTAAGCGTTTCTCAGTGCGTTAGCGATGGGAAGCCGCATTGCGAATTGAACCGGGCCTTTGCCACCGAGGCTGGCCGCGATGGTTTGGATCAGGCCAGACGCTGCCGCAGCCGTGTTCGACGTGTTTGCCAGCGTATTTGTGGCGCGTGCTGACACGTCAGCGAATTGCTGGATCAGGTTCTGTTCGTCCTTGGTGAAGAGACCATTGACCACGCCGGGGTTTTTCTCGCGCAGGTTCTCCCACGCCTTCTTGAAGTTGACGCCGGAGACTTGCGTCTCACCACCGCGCATGCCGCCGCGAGAGGTGTCCATGAGGCGGATGAACGCTTCTTGGCGCATCGCGTCCCACTGATCCTTCGGCAGATTGCGCTGCAGCGTAATTAGGTCGCGCGGCAAACCAGTCTTAGACGCAAGGCCGCTGGCGGTGGCGGTGAAGACAACGTCTGCAGCCTGACTTGGCGCGACTTTAAACACCACTTCCCCATCACGCCCAGCCCGCTCGGTCAAAAGGTTGAGGATGCCGCCCTTGCTTTTCCACTTGGACGCAAACTCTGCATAGTTGCTGATCGCCTCGCTCCACTTAGCAACAGCGGCCGGATCCCCAGACAGCATCGCTTGGTCTATGGCGTCCTTCACTTTTGCGTCAAATTGCTCCAGCACTTCTCCAGCCGCAGCGGCATCTACAGTTGGAGCGCCCTTCCGCAAGTTGGAAACCTTTTGCCGCCACTCCATCATGGTTCGGATGTCGCCGGGGGCTACAGTGCCGGATGGGGTTCTCCCGCCCAACGCAATGGTGTCGAACTCGTCAAGGAGCTTAAACATGGTGGGCGCTGTAGAAGGGCTGTAACCAGTCCCGTAGGCGCTCCGCATGCTGTCGGCAATCGACAGCGCGCTGTC